CCGAATTCCTGGCCGAGATCGAGCAGATGCTGGGTGATCACGCGGCCCTGGTGGACCACGGTCCGGACTCCTACCACCTTCGGCAGCTGGCGGCGGGCCACGGTGGAGGCCCTGAAATCCCTGATCTGTGCGGACCGGTCGGCGGCACTACTCGCGGCTATGGCGATCATGCGGATTTCCTCCTGTCGGTGATGGCCTGGCTGGCGGGAGGGGCTGGATCACACCAGAGATCCCTCAACTCCTGGGCGATCTCGCGCATGCGTTGGGCGCGCTCGAGACGGGTCATCGGTAGACGTTGTCTATTATGTTGCGCAGCGAAGCGCGTGAGCACATCATGGAGCAGGTCGGATTTGGAGCGAAAATTGAGATCGTCCGCCGCCTGCTTCAGTGCGGCATCCAGCTCATCTGTACCCCGGAAGCTGATGGTCGCCAGCCGGCTGCCGTCAGCACCGTGAAACCTTCGGATCGCGATTACGTTACCCATAGTTCCTCCAGCTATTCGAGAAGCAAGGAAACTGGGTTATGCTACTGGGGCATCAACTGGAAACAGCTCCATCGGTTCCACACCGAGGGCTTTCGCAATGCGACAAACGGTTTCCCAGGAGGGGTTTTTGTTCCGACCACGCTCGATGTCGCTTATGGTCGTCTGGTCGACGCCGGCCATCTCTGCCAACTGCGCTTGGGTTATGTCCTTCAACCGTCGGGCCGTTCTCAGATTCATCATTTCCCCTTCCTAATTTATCCGTATTGTACGGATATATTCGGCTGTGTCAACCAATTTCTTTACGGATATATTAACCTGTGCGGCATCTTGTTGATATTAAAGGAAATGATGTTGTTACGGATTTACCGTTAAATTATGATGCCAGCATGATTGGCATCGGGGATCGCATCAGGGAACTGCGAAGGAGCCGCAACTGGAGCCAGCAGCAGCTCGGGGAGAAGGCCAGAGGAAAGCGGAAGTCCGCAATCAACAAGGAAACGATCAACCGGATTGAGCATGGGTGCAACACCACTACAGACACGTTGCGGGATATAGCTGAGGCCTTCGACGTCACGGTAGGAGATCTACTTCCCATAGAGCATAAGCCCAGTAATGAGCGACAGGCCGAGGGAGTCGACGGGACAAAGCTCGCCATTAAACCCGCCCACGAGAAGCTGCACGAGTACTTCGAATATATCCTGTGCACTGGCAGCCCGCAGGCCGGCTGGTTGGCAGGGAATATCGCCACCTTCTACGCCCAGCTCACTGGTACCGAGCCCGACACCGGTGCCGTAGCTGCGGTTCAGGCCGGCCGCGTATCAGGCGATCCTGGTGAACTCCACGATCTCCCCGAGCCGAGCGTCGGGGTCGCGAACCGGCGCAGTCGCAGCAAGCACGGATGGCGGGGGTAGGTGCACCAGGCGCCCCCTCGATGCGAGTATCCATTTATTGCAGAGCTTACAGTGGCGGATGTTTTTCCCGGGGAATGGAGCCTCCAGACAGTGGATGCCGGCAGGCGAACAGGGGCAGAGCATGAGTATCCCTCCAGTTTGATTTGCGGGTTCGCCTTTGGATCATCGGCAGTTGGAAGGAATCAGTTGCCCTACTAAGGACTTACGAAATCATAAGTAATTGCTAATCTCCTATCGAATCAGGCCGATCAGGCTGAAATACGCACATTTCAGCGGTGAAAGGGGGATTCTATGAGGGCATGCATCGCATCGCTTTTGATCGTGGCACTGTTGATTCCATCTGCTGTATTCGCCGGTCTCAACAGCAAGAAGGCCGCCTACCAGGGAGGCACCACCAGGAACCAGGATTTTCCGGGGGCTAAAGAGGCGGTCAAGGGATCCCTTGATTTGGACTGGCCGCACATAATGCGGTTCAAATATGGGCCCAAAGAACAGCAGATTTTCCAGATCCCCTACAAGCAGTTTGTTGATATCGAATATGGACAGAAGGCCGGGCGGCGGGTCGGCGCGGCGGTGGCGACCGCGGTACTGATCAGTCCTGCGGGGTTGCTTTTGCTGTTCTCCAAAAAGCGGAGGCACTTCGTGACCATCGGATATCTGGATGCCGAGGGCGCGGAACAGGTGGCAGTGTTTGAGCTGGGCAAGGATCTCATCCGGACCGCCCTGCCAATTCTTGAGACCAGGTCGGGAAAGAAGATAATCTACCAGGACGACGAGGCCCGTAAATCAGGCAAGGGTGATCACCCAGCAGCTGACCTGGCTGGGATATAGTGGCTCACGATTACAGAGGGGATGCGAATGGCACTCGTCAAATGCAAGGAATGCGGGCAACAGATCAGCACTGATGCGAAGGCGTGCCCGAGCTGCGGGAAGAAGCGCACGTCATGCGTTACCCTTGGATGTGCGGCTATCCTGGTTCTTTGCCTGGTTGGTTTTATTGCCTCCCTTGTTGTTGTCCATGACGGCGGCACGCCGGGAACCAAGCCAAGCGCTACTACTCCCCCTGTGCCCGTTCCTGGTACTCAGTGGAATTATTCCCAGATCGAGGACAAAATGGGGAAGGGAACTTCCTATTTTGCCATGGTTACCAGCACCAATGCGTTGGACTTTGATTTCCCCTATTCCGGCCCGCAGCACGCAACCTTGACGTTGCGAACCCACCCTCGGCATGGGAAGGATCTGATTCTCAGGATCGAGCGTGGACAGTTCCTGTGTCACTCCTTCGATGATTGCAGCGTTCTGGTCCGGTTCGATGATGGTCAGGCGCAGAAGTATTCCGCATCACCCCCGGCCGACAACAGCACTGAACAGATCTTCATCCAAAACTATTCGAGATTCGTCGGCAATATGCTGAAGGCGAAGCGGGTGCGAATCAGTACAAAGGTTTACCATGAAGGCGAGCCCGTAATGGAGTTCGACGTCAGTGATTTCGATGCATCCAGATATCAGCCTTCCAAATGAGATAAAGTACTTGTGTCACAAGGAGATATTATGACCGAAGAGAATCCCAAGCCACCTGCGCCGCCTCAGCCTCAACCGCTGCCACCACCCCAATCGCCTCGGTATGTGGATCCAGGCTATGAAATCAATACTGGAAAGCCACCGAAAACACCAAACACAGGGCGTCTAGAAAGAAAATAGCTGTTGAGGCAACCAGAAAGTATTGCTTTCTCGCGATCAGTTTGGCGTTTCTCTCCAAATGTTGCCCGGCAGAGAAGATTAAATTCTTCTTAAACTCAACAGCTGGCAGCTGTAGCCAATATTCATAGAGGATTTTTGGCGTGATCATCATAAGTCTACCCTTCAATTGCCCGATCACACCAACAGCAGCCGCCAAAACAAATAGACATATCGCTGCACAAAGCCATCCGGCGCGCATTTTTATCGTAAGCGCCGATAGGAGGGTTGGCACGGCGATCGTGAAGGTCATGCCAAATCCAAGAATGGTTTGGATTCGAGAATTCACCGCCTCAAAGCGTGTCATTGCCAATTGGTAAGATTCGAGAGCAAGCGGATAGGCCAACTCGATCCCAGGAAATAGGGCTGCATCAAATGGGATTTCTGTGCTTTCTGTCATGGTCGACTCCTTTGCATGCCGGATGTGCTGATTCTATCATGTCACCAGGTTTTCCCAGCCGCACGTTGTTGCACCAGATGACCCGGATCGGGATGGATGCCTCGCGCTGTCGATGGACGCATCCGCCGCTCACACACAATATCTTCTGGGCAGCACCTTCCCCCCCTTCACCCGCTCCCATTCCATCCATCGGACGCCCAGTGGCTGAAGGATCGCGCGCAGTTCTGCTCGAACCCCCAGGAGCGCCCGGCCGAACCCGAGCCGGCCCTGCTCATGGACAGCGGCGCTGAAATAGGCCCGGTCGTTCAGGATTCTGACGGTGCAGACGGCTTGGTAGTCGTCGAGGTACTCCTCGAGGGCCTCACCCAACCGCACGTTGCCGATGCGGAGACGGTGATGTTCGCCGGCCAGGGTGAAATCCTGGACTAGCACCCACTCGATATGAACACCCATGACTCACCTCACCTGCATCTGTGAATCCCCAGGGTCAGCACCCGCAGGATCCGGCAGCCGATGCCGGGGCCCCCGGTGACGCCGCGGTACAGGTCCTGGTATAGATCCGCCTTTTCCTGGGCCAAGTCCCGCTCCTGCTCTGCCAGGCCGGTGGCGCGGCGTTCGAGCTCGAGGGCCCGCTCCCAGGTTGCCCGCTCTCTGGCGTCCTGCTCCCGGTCCCGATCGATGTGTCCGGAAAGCTCGGCCGACTCCTCCCGGCAGCTCCCCAGCTCGAGCAGCTGCCCGAGGACCTGGCGCCCCTCGTCAGGGGTGAGCGGCGAGTTCGCGGGAGACTGCGCGTATGTCGTCCCACACGCGATCGTCAGGAGTAGCAGCAGCGTCCGCATAATGGCGCATCCTTTCGGCCCTGATCTGCGCCAGGGCGTCGTTGAGGGAACGGGATAGTCCGGCCCGGTCCCGGGCGATTTGGTCCGTGGCGGCCGCCAGGGAGCGTTTATCCGCGGCGATGCCGGCGGCGGCGGCCTCGAGGTCGCGCTCCCTGGCTTCCCACTCGGCTCGCTTCTGGCGCTCGATTTCCCGCGCCATCGTCTGCCGGCCCTGGATCTCCCCTTTTTGCCATTGCCGATTGCCGTACCAGTGGAGAGATAAGAAGATGGCCGCGATAGCGACGCAGTAGAAAACGACCTTCCGGGCCAGCGGGTTGGACAGCAGTGATAGTATCCATGCAATCAATTCTCGCTCCTTATTCGCAGTAGGCGCAGCAAACGGCTATACGCCCCCTTTTTCGGCCGCCCCCCAGGGAGTCCTGGACAGGATCCATTTGAAGGCATTAGGAGCGCCGTACTCCATCACGTAGCCGAACAGGGCCGCGAACGCCGGATGAGCAGGGATCTGCTTCGCCCACGAGACCCACGCCAGCGCCACGTCCTCGATGAACAGCACGCCGGCGCACCAGACTACCAGCACGGTGGCGATCCAGCTCACCGCGTTTTCGGGGCTGGCCTCGAAAATCCACTCGTCGGTGATCTCGAGGAAGTCCCTGCCGGACCGTCGGCCGATCCGGTAGTAGGCCAGGAATTTCCACGTCAGGGCTGCCAGGGCCCCGGCCAGGTACCAGCACCAAAGCGTCTGCTCCGGACTCATCGGCGTCGCCCCAGCTTCTTTACCAGCCGGTACAGCCACCAGCACCCGGCCCCGGCGATGGGGAACCAGAACACTTGATCGACCACGGTTTTTATGAGGGTCTGGCGGCCGTAATACAGATCCCAGGCCTCCCGCTGGGTGACCAGGGCGGCAATGACCAGGCCGGCCATGGTGAGCAGGACCCGGTCCGGATCCTCCAGCCACCAGCGCACCCGGCGGTTGTGCTCGTACCAGTAGACCAGCGCCAGCCAGGCCACCCCGATCAAAAAGGGCCCGGTGAGGATGTGAATGCCGAACTGCGTCAAAATGTGAGTCATTGGAGCCTCCGGACGAATTCGCCCCAGGGGAACAGCGCCCCGGGGCAGGTTTTTGCAGAATAATCCGAGTGCCGGGAGACGCGACCGACTGGGATCTCCAGCACCCGGCAGAGGGAGCGGGTGTAGCGCGCGGCAAGGTCGAGCTGCGCCGTCGGTGGCGGGGCCAGGTCGAAGTTCCCCGCCAGGCAGATCCCAAGGGAATCATCGTTCTGGCCGCTCGTATGGGCACCGACCTCGTCGAGCATCCGGCCAATCAGGATTTCGTAATGGCCCCCAATTAGCTCAATCCCAGCATGGTATCCGATGTCCCTCCAGCCCATGGTGTGCGTGTGATACCTGCGGATGGCGTCCCAGGAGACCGTGGAACCGTCCTTTGTCAGGCTGTGGTGGATGATTATGCGGGTGGGTTTCATCGCCCCGCCCCAGCATTTTTTGCCCGGCACTCGATGAACTGCTCGTGCAGGATATGGTGTTGCCGGCCGCGTTCCCGGATTTCCTCGTCGGTCTTGCTGTGAAAAGAGCAGTTTTCCCGTTCGAGGATGTCGTGTTCCTTCCGGCTGATGTACTTGCCGTTGATCCCCTCGAGGATTTGCTCTTTGAGTTTTGCCATGTCGCGCTGGACGCGGATGACGAGGTAGGAGGTGACAGCGCCCACGATAGTGGCGATCAGGGACAAGAGGACCTGGAATTCGGAAACCTGCGACATGATCTCTCCGTGAAGTAAGGGGGCGCGGGGCGCCATGGTTGATACCAGCATTACGGCGCCGCCTGCATGATAAATGCATCGGTCGTGCGGGGGACGCCGCTCAGTGAGCCGTTTACGGGCGTGATGCGAAACTGCACGGACTTGGTGAGGTCGGCATCGTCCAGGGTGCGCTGCGCCAGGGTGTAGGTGTAACTGGTGCTCGTGATGCCGGTCTGGGTCTGTTTCACGGCGCCGGCCAGCAGAACCTCTACCGTGCAGGTCCCTTCCGGCCCGGCGGCTATGCTGGCGGCATCCTGGGCAACAACGGCCCAGCCCGCCTGGGCCCGGCGGTTCCGATGCGCCCAGGTCAGCACGGCGTCCACAGCTCCCAGATACCCGCCATCGGGCCAGTACTGACCGTTCACCTGTACCTTTCCCGGTGGATAGGGTTTCTGGGCCCGGGTCCCCGGGGTGATGGAAACCGGGCTCACAGAGGCGATAGGAACGGTGGATCGGCTGGTGTAGGGGAGGAGTTTGATGTTCATAGTTGATTAGCGGCCTCTTATGTAATCTTCCAATCCATCCAGTCAGTAAAAACAAATTTGCCACTGCCAAATGAGTTATACCCGCCAATTCCAAGCTGATCAGGTGTGATATAAGCTGAATGTGCCTGAGAATGGAGCGTAGTGAAAACTCCGGGATTCAGGGTGGGATTGAGATTATAGCTAAACACACGAGTAGTTCCGTCATCGGCGATTCGCAATGCAATACGGGTAGATAACCCTGCAACAAAGATGGGAGATATTTGGCGCTGGATGTCACCTGAGTCTGCCTGATTACCTACTCCCATATGCTCCACGTTTACCGTCAATCCCGTTGTGGCATGCTGAAATTTCAGGCCGATAGCATTACCAGTAGAAGAATCCCGCAATATTAGGGCCACAACGCCACTGCCGGCGGTGCTTCTATTGTCGGAGTAATCTAATATGGCCTCAATGGCATACGGTGTGGATGGGCACGGGCCCACAAGATAACGCCACTGGCCCGTTACATATTCCACTTTCATCCGTAACGAATATTGGAATGACTCGATCGTTGCCCCCAATTGATTGATCCAGGTCCAACTGGAAACGTTCGGCGGTGTCATTGTGGGAGTGCTCCCTCCCCCTCCACTCGCTGGTGTACGATACACACCATCCCCAGACAAAAATTGGGTTATATCCAGCGTCGGGTGCAACGACACCACCCCTGGCACTCCGGCGCCGGCGGGGCCCACGTGGGCGCTGCGCTTATCCGGGCTCCCGCCATCGCTCTGAAATGTGACATTGCGGGAGCCGGCAGGGGCGGCGGGTGTTTTATTGCTCCAGTAGTAGACCATTTAAATCCTCAGTCGTTCAGCAGGATGGAATCCTCGCCCTCATCGGAGCCCTCTAGCACGCCGGCACGGTAGTCGGTCAGCAGGTCAGATCCGCCATTTCGGATGAAGATCACCCGGGTGCCGGCCGCATGATCCGCCGGCAATGTGTCATAAACGCCGCGCACGACTCCCGCAATCGTGAATGTGCCATCCCCATGGTTCGTCACCGTCTGCCAGGAGCAGATCTCCCCGGTGTCCGCAAAATACATCAGATTGTCTCCACGGTCCCGGCCGGTGGCATCCGTGCTGACCAGGTCCTCGAGGTCCATGCCGGCCAGGACAAACCCTGTGTTGTCCAGGGCCGCCGTCTTCCTGGAGTAGGCCGACTGCAGAAGCCCGCCAGGACAGAAATCCGGCACGCCATTGGTGGGCAGATATCCAGACCCTTCATCTGCCCACACCTGGAACCCTGAGCTGCTGCCGTCGGCCCGGACGGCGCCGACCATTACGCGGGGCGCCACCACCCCGTCCAGCATCTGGTATGGGGCCTCAATCGCCAATTGAGCTGCCGGCGCCACTGGATCACCCACCGGATCCGTCCAGCTGCTCCCGCTTGGGGCACTGTAGGCGGTGTAATTGGCCCGGAAAACGTCCTCCACTATCTCGGCCTCGATCATCCCGTCGGTCAGGTTGCCGTAATCGATGCTGGTCACCCGGACGCACATATCGTTGATCCCGAGGGGCGGCCAGGTCAGCCGAAATGGACTCCCCATGCGGAGGGCCCAGGCCTTGCGATTCACCTTGATTCTTCCCTTGCCGATGGGGTAGCTGCCGGTGCGCAGTTCACGGTTGCAGGCCTTTTGGGCCACGGCAGCACTGGAAAATCCCGGGAAATCGATCGTCACAGTGGCAAGTTCGCCATTCCGGATCGCAAAGTTTGCCGGCTCCTGGGCCTGGACCATTCCCTGTTTCCATTTGCTGCGGTCCGTGTATGTCACCTTGACCTCATTCAGGGTGTCTTCCCAGGACCCGCGCGAGAACTCGCACTCGGCGATATCGTTCTCATTGAAAACCGGGACGGCCGCCGGAACGTAATCCGGGCGTACCAGCTTCAAGGTCCAGAGGCCGGTAGAGGGATCGGTGTAGCAGACGCCGTCGATATGCTGCAGCACGGTCTCAATCACCTGGTCCGCCTGCTGGGGGCTGTCAGCCATGAGGCTCATGCCAAAGCCCTCACTGGCGAGGGTTGCCCCCGAAGATGCGAAGCTGGCGAGATCGAACCTCGCCGCGGGGAAGCCTAGACCCCAGCTTTTCATCTGCAGGCATTCGTAGATGATCTCAGCCGGATTGGCGTCGCCGCCGATGTTGGTCTGGCCACTGGCCAGTCCGAGGTGTGATGGGCAGCGGCGCAGCACAAATGCCAGGTTCTTGATGTATTGGCTGTTGCCCAGGTACCACTGGTTGCAAACCATGTGGCACACCTTCCGATAGGCGGGGTAGGTGATGCCGAGCTGCCCGCTCATGTAGGCATCGCTGCCCTGGGAGTCGCTGCCATAGTAGAGCGTCCCCCAGCCCTCGATGTTTCCTTCCTCGCCACCGGCATCAGGAGAAAAAAACTGGTTAAAGATATTGCGGCGCGAGGTGACGTATAATTTAAGGCTCCCATCGGGATTCACTGAAGGGGCCGGGGTGACCTCCTGCTGTCCGAGATACCATCCGGTCAGGGATGAGACATTTTCTCCTCCCCCCCACGACATGCTCTTCATGTCCTCGCCTGTCCCGGCCAGGATGTCTACCAGGGCGTCCACTGGGCCATGGCACAGTCCAAGATCCATGCCCAGGTAATATTTATGGCCGGCGGTGTAGGTGCGCCCGAAGGCCATGATGCCCATGCTCTTCTTGATCGCCTTAACTTTGAAATCGCCATACCAGACGACATTGGGGGCTTTCAGACAGCACGTGCCCCAGATGACCGGCAGGCTGCGACCTTCCTCGGCCGTGGGGATCTGCAGATCTCCCAGTGAGGACGCCTTCACCTTCGGAGCCTTTTGAAGCAGGCCGGAGAGCACCACGGTTCCGGCATAAATGAGGAGCGCTACCCACCACAGCATAGTTCTACCCCAACCCCGACGAAAACGGGTTTCGTGACGGGATCCATTCCCAGCCCATGAAGTTGACCCCGTTATTGAACTTGGTGGTGCAGCCGTTCGGTCCGGCGTAGGTGTGGTCGCAGCCGGCATAAGCGAACACGGTATCCCCTTCAGCCAATCCGTTCATGGGATTGATCAGGGTGAGTTGGTTCCCGGCGTGGGACATGATCATGCGCCGATCCACCCCCTTTTCAATATGGCCGGAGTTAAACCAGCCGTCTGCCTTCGTTGCGCACTCAGCAATGGTGATCGTGAGCCCATCCTCGCTTATTGCCTGTACCGCCCCCGTCACCCGCCAGAATGCATTAGAGAGACCACAGCCGCTGTCAAAAAGGATCCGGTTGCAGGGTCGCTGGAAGCATGCGGTGGCAATATTGCGTTTGAGAATCTCGGTGTCCGGGGCGCAGTCGAGTTCGCATTTATCGTCGGTGCTGAACCGCCCGAGCAAAACCCGGCCGGTGAAGGCCACTTTCATCTCGCTTTCCGGCTCCCCGTCATGCCCTCGGAAAATCACCAGGGTAAGGGGAGTGCTGGGGATGAACGAAATGAAGAGCTGCGCGATAGCCTGGTCTTGTGGGACGGTGACCGTGATGTGGCCGCCCTTGACCTCTGAACTAGCAGAGGTGTTGGTCCTACTGACGATCTGCGGCTGATAGGAGGCGCCCTGGTAGGTCTTTTCCTCATCGGCGCTGGTGTATCTCCAGACATGATCCTGTGTTGCAAAGAGGTACAGCTCGAACGGCTGGCCGCTGCTTACGCTGCTTTCTTTCCCGTCATAACTCATGCTGGGACCTCCAACGGCAGTTCCAGCAGATCAAGCGGCGCCTCAGCTACATCCCGACTGTGCCAAGTCAGTTCCTGCTCGTCGGTGGCCAGGCGCACCAGGCGGAGGAAGGAAATCATGCACCCGCCTACCGGGACCACTGCGCTGGCGCTCAGGGCGCTGGAAAGCACGAGTGTCTCTGTGGTTACGCCCTCGCTGGCCTGGATGATTTTCCGGTAATACCTGATCCCGCTGCCATCCAGCATGTGAAAGCAGAGGTAGTGCCGCGCGAGATAGGGGAACTGGTATTTGGTAAAGCCCGTTTTTTCGATGATCAGGTTGACGTTGCCGGCCTCCAACGTGGCCGCCTGAACCAGGTCATGGCGCCAGCTCGAGACCCAGAAAGGCCGCTGCTGTCCCTTGCGCAGGGAGTACCATGCTCGGAATGACGTAATTTCCGCTCGATCGGTCAACGTCCACAAGAAGCCGTTTATGCGGCCCAGCGCCACGCCGCTCCGATCCACCATTTTGGACGGTCCAGTTTTAAAGTCGAGGATCTGGATGTTGCGCGAATATTCAGTTGCTCGATCCTGGGCGGCATTTGGATGGACCTCCAGCACGTCATAGCCATACACCAGGCTTGGCGAGGCGGGTGAAACGTCCGCCGCGGCGTCGCATTGAAACGCCACCTCGAGGTCGGATATGGATGGAGTCAAATGCCCCTGCCTGGCATCCCCATCCCAGCGGCCCGTGAGCACCGGGATTGCATAGGTGAACCCATCCGCCGGCCATGCATTATTGAGCGGGGCCGTGGTTGTGATGCTGTCAGCTGCCACGCTCAGGATCGTCGCCGCTTCATGTGTGAAAGGATCCCGCCAGAGGACTACGATCCCGCCCGGGGCGAATTTGCGGTTTGCGGTGCTGCAATGGATCAGGCTGGTCAAGGCATCAGTCGATGCGGTGATTTTGATGGCATCAGGCCAGAAAGGAACGCCAAACGTATGGGACTGCTGGCTGTAAAGGAGCGCTTCTAATGCTGCGGCGACCCGGGCCTCTGTGGGAAGGACGCGATAGGACAGGTGGGTGCGGGGCCTTTTCCTCAGCGCTACTCGCTGTTCCTTGGCAGAGTATGCCAGGAGAATGTCGGTCAGATACTGGGTGCGCTCCTTCACCAGCTCCGACCAGTCGGGCTCGGCAGGGAAGACGACGATTCTGCTACCGGTTACCAGCACATCTGTGCCGCTCTCCCCGGTTAAGAGAAAGGTCAGAATAGCCTGGATGGTTGCATCTCCATCACGGGGCACAATGGTCAGGAAGTCACGTGCCTGGAATGGTGCGAAGGTGAGGGGGTACCCCAGAGGGTTGTCGACGCTGACATTGCCACTATCCTGAATTCCCACGCCCGTAAGTGCGGTGATCTTATTGCGGTGAGTGTTCCAGAGGTTGGTTTGCCAGGTTACATCCGCCAGGACGAAGCCACAGCTCTTTGATCGCGGCGAGATGATGGTTTTTTCGAACAGCTCCTCGAAACAGCCGAGGGCCTCGCCACCCAATGAGATACCCGGTTCGGGGCTCACCAGGGCGTCATTGTCGACGAACAAAGGATCGTCGCTTACCCCAGGGAGACTATCCAGTATGGCTAGACTGGAGATCCCATTTAGACCATAGGCCACATTGGGACTAATCTCGGGAACAGCCAGCGTGCTAACCGGGTCGAGCAAAATTTCGCCCTGGTAGGTGGCCATCACGCCACCTTTCGGACGGCGAATTCAGGGAATAGTTTATACGTATCACCCCCTAATTGAATTTCTGCGCCGGCTAGATATCCATTGCCCACCGCGTTGGTCTGAAATAGAGCTGGGGCCGTGCCAATCAGGCAGGGGCCACCTTCATCTCTTTCCACAAAAATCCTGATAGGGAGTAAAACAGCCTGTGAATTGATACTGCTCACGAGATATGTAACAAGATCATCAGAATGAGGAATTGAGGACGGTAGAGTCGATCTACCCGTCACCGTGCTATAGCCGCGTCTTCCCGTCCAGCCCTCGCGAGGCTCGCTGCTGGGTCCAACAGCGAGCCAATTATTTGTAAACGACTCGATATTCGCGCGGATTAGGGCTCCGTTGCATTTTCCATAATCATCAGTGCCATAATAAAATGGGCATCGGCTGTTGCTATTTAATGGGGCGTCTCGTGTGTTACCCCCTGTAAGATGCCCATGAATATAGGCGCCGCCGACCCAATTCCCCCCATGCTTTAGCAACGTAAACCCGAATCCCATGACCTGAAATATCCCGGCATTACGTTCGACGACGATTGTGTAGTGATCGTTGTCATCATGAAAGAAATAGAAGGCGGTATTCGCCCCTGTGTTTACAACAATTCCACAACCGCACACCTTTCCGTCAGTAGCTAGTGGTGCACCGGTGAAACTGTCGTACCATGCAGCCCCAATCCCAGCATAATCAGTGCTCATATAGCAGCATAGTGTAGGGACTTGGCATGTGTTATAAATATATCCATTAAATGGATTTCCAGTCGGGCGAGTCCTTAAATGCAGATATATCCCGCTTTTGTGTAAATGCGCTCGCCAATCAGAGCCCTCTGCCTGGGAGTGATCCAGCGTCCATCCTTGGAGCACCAACCAGGCGGCCAGCTGCTGGAGCAGATCATGTTGTGAAGTCGCTGTACCTGTCTGATATGCCATTTATTTCCTCATGCCAGCTTCATCGCAAAGTAGTTCCATTTGCCGTTGCGGAATACATCCTGCACCACCAGCCATTGAATGCGATTCTGGGTAACTGTGTTTTCTGCTGTATTGGCGTGCCCGCTCACCCAACCCACTCCATCCATTTCCCCCCAAATATTGGCAGGAGCGCTTTCACTCATAACCATAGGCAGGATTGGATAGCTGCCATCCAGGCTGGCGCGCAAATCCAGTCCGACATTACAGTCTGGGGTTATTTGCCCACCGCTGCCTGAGGGATATCTCCCATAACCGCTGAACGCGGCGAGCACCCCATCCGGGCGCCTGAAGCGGCAGGTATGGTTGTTATGGGTGGATGAGTTGCCCCCATAGGACTTGGGGAAGGTGGACATGTAGTTGCCGCTGTAGCTCCACCTCCAGTCTGTTGAGGTGGACCCGGGTTCTCCGTCAAACGCCATGCTTCCACCAATCAGCAGGGGATAGGGTACAGCCGATGGATTAAGGTAAGGCGTGATCAGCCCAAGATATGCGGCCATGTAAACGGTGCTGGTCTTGACCACGAGCACAACGCGGCGTCCGTTGGCGCAGACCCAAAATGGCATATTGCCCACGCGCAGCAGGGGGATCAACGGACCCCTTGACGTCATCCCCCCGGCCTGTCCATAGAAGTTGAGCCCAGAGTTGTAGGCGATGTATCCATTGAGCCGCAGGTTGTCATAATCGCCCGTGACGTTCATGATCCGCTGCATTGCCACGTAGATGGCGCTCGCTCCGTCATTCCCCGGAGCCTTCCAGCAGGAGAATGCCGTCACGTCATTGGCATCGGTACTGAAGCGCTCCTGGACCCATGGGGGCGTCATGGTAAAGGTGACAGTGTCTCCCAATGCCCAGGGGGTGGCGCCGGCTACCAGGGTGCAGGAGCACACGGCGGAGGTGAACGGTGTTCCTATCGTCCCAGCTCCCAGGCTGCCGCTGACACTGCCGCTCACCGCGAAATTCGTGGCATCCGCGAAGGTCACGGTGATGACCTCGAGGACGCTTGCCGCGGTACCGATCAGATCGGTGATTGTGCCGGTTCCGACGCCCGCATAGAGAGGATCCAGGCTGTGCCCCTTGGTGAGAAAGGCATCCAGTTTCGTCAAGAGGTCTGGAACATCCGAGGCGGTACCTGTAATGAAGCTCATGCCTATCCTCCCAATGCCTGCCGCATCGCCTTCTTATTGCTCTGAGCCATGCGAACGAAAATCCTGTGAAACTGAGGGGAGGCCTCGAGCTTTTTCAGGAGCAGTCCCTCATCCAAACCCAGGGTGGCCGTGAGACCGGCGCTCATCGCGGAGCCGCCTCCGGCTTGCGCATCCACCAGGCCGCCCTCTGCAAACCGCACCCCGGCGCGCCGCCGGATCGCGGGAGTTCCATAATTCATGGTATTCAGGAGTTCCAGCATCCCAGGCTTTTTCACTACCGCTGCGCGAACCACGTACTCGAAATTGGACAGGCGGGCCGGTATACTGTCGCTGGTCGCCGTCCCAGGACCACGGATCAGCCCTCCAGATGCCACTGAGACGGGACCACTCCCCGCGCCTCCCCCGCCAGTCGCGGCTCCCCCGGCTGCACCTGCGATGAATCCGAGCATCTTCTGAATCATGAGGTTGGCCAGCATCTGGGCGGCGATCTGCTGGAGGGACTGGACAATCGATAGTGCCAGCGAGCGAAACGCATCCCCCAGGCTCTCGGCCTGGTTGATGCTGCTGGAGAGCCACGTGGTCAGGTTGCTGGTGAGTGCGCCCTCGACATCCTGCTTGAACTGGCCCATCTCGAGCGCCGCCTTGTTGCTGCTCAGCGCCAGTTCCTCGATCTGCTCCTGGAAGTCTTCTGCCGCCTGGACCTGCTCCGGCGTGATGGCCGCGGCGCGCATTGCGGCAGCAATCTGCCGCAGGATTGGCAGTCGCTCCGCCTCGAGCTGCATGATCTGTTGCTCGGCCTGGAAGGTGAACAATTGCCCCGCCGCCACCTGGCGCGCGATCTCGCGCCGGCGGGAGTCGATCTGCTCGAGGGCCGCCGAGGCGGTGGACGCCTGCTCTTCGAAGTCGATGGGCTGGTATCCTGCGTCACGGTATTCTCCTACCCGTTGAGCGCGATCGCCGGCGGAAACGCCCTGCTTTTTCAATATCTCATCGAGCGCCGCGGCTTGGGCGTCGATCTCCGCCCGGGCGGCTGCGAAGCGGCCCATCTGGGCTTCCCGGATCCTCTTCTCGAAATCGAGAGACTGCTCCTGAAGCTCTTTCGTTTCTTTCGCTTCTTCGGTGCGCAGCGCCTTAAGCTCGGCCTCGTTTTCCAGGATCTTCACCTGGTAGTCGGCCGAGGCCTTCACGATCTTTGCGTCGCGCTCCGCCTGCAACTCATCTTTGCCGAGCTGCGCGGACTGCAACTCCACGACCTTGTCATAGAGGGCCCTGGCCTCCGCCTGCCCCTGCTTCTCAGCTATCCTGGTGCGTTCAGCGTAGTAGTCGCGCAGGGATGTGAGTCCCTGTTCGAAGCGCTCCTTGGCGGCGGCCTCCTCGGCCTTTGCCTCGGCGCCGGCGATCTTCGCATCGTAGTCCAGCCGCGCGGCCGCCAGTTCCATGTCCGCCTTGCGCTGCTTTTCCGCCAGCCGCTCGCGCTCTTTTGCGGCCTTCTCTGCGGCGCGCTGCGCCTCGAGGTCCTCGCTGACTTCCTGGTTGCGCTTGGGTTTGTCCTTCTTGGGAGCGCCGCCGTCGAGAGCAATGAACATCTTCTTGTAGCGCTCTTCCAGTTCGCGATTAAAGGATTCCATCCCGGTCCGGACGGTTTCCTGGTACCTGTCCCACGCGCCCTTCCAGCGGCCGTGCAGGAGATCATCCACCAGGCGCCATTGGGCGATGGCTGAAATGGTGATGCCGTGGATCGCCTTTTGGATGCCGCCGACCACGGCCATGACGGCGACCACGATTCCCTTCAGGATCTTGCCCGCATATTCGCCGAGCGTCCGGAAGCCCTCCACGCCCTGGCCAGTCAAGCCCTCCACCATAGCCTCGGTGACGTCGGCCAGCGCCGGCGCGAAGCCGGTGGTGAATTGCATGGTCGCGCCTTCGGTGATGCTATTTAGATCCGTAAGCGCATCGTTGGCGCGCTGGGTCGCCTGGGCGAGATCGGTATCGATGACCAGCCCCATTGCCTCGGCCTTTTCGCGCAGCTTTTCGAACCCGCCGTCGGCAAGGTCATCGATGAGCGGGAGCAGCTCGGCGCCGACGCGGCCGAACAGAGCCATTGCCGTACCGGTTCGCTTCGCGCTGGGTTCGAGCTTGCCGAGCGCGGCGGCAATCTTCAGGAAGCGCTCATCCTGGTTGAGACCTACGAGCGCCTTGGAATCGCCAAACAATCCCTTGACTGCATCGCGTGTTTCCTTTACCCCCTGATCGTATTCATCCATCGCGCGCGCAAATTTCATCAGGCTGCTGTTCAGGGACTCCTGCGCGACATCAGCGGTCCGGGCCCCGAACGACAACGTGCTCAGCATCTCCACGCTGTTGCCGGTCTTCTGGGTGAGCTTGCCGAGTCCATCCGCCAGATCCATCGAGCGTTTGGCGAGGTTTACAAACATGTTCACGGCTTTGACTGCGCCCAGTCCGATCAGGATGTTTTTGGCTTTGGCCGCAATGTCACTGACGCCGCCCACCTCTTTCTTGGATTTGGCAGCCGCCTCCTGGACGCTTTTGAAGGATTTCACCACTTCGGCGACGCCTTCTGCGCTCAGTCGAACTCGGACATCGGGAGTATTCGACATTTCCTATCCTTCGAGGATTGCCGGCCGCCGCGGGCATTTCGCCTTACTTCCGGCCGCGGCGGCAACAATCCATGCCAGGTATGCCACGGAATAGGCCTGCTGGGCATCGCGCCTGAGCAGCGCCTCATACGCGGCCAGGGCCTCGGCCACCGGCCATTGCATCACCGCGCTGAAGCGATCGACCTGATGATCGGCAAGCGCGCGTACCACCTCGCCCCACTCGCCGAAGTCCGTGAGGTAGTGGTCGCGAGCTGCGCGGCGTTTGCTCTGCCGCTTCTGGGCTGCGTCCTCGTTCCGCGCAAAACAATGCGGGAATGCTGCGAGGAGCGCAGCCCTTCGCGGAAAAAATCCGTAATGATCGCGACCAACACTTTCTGGATCTCCGCCTTGTCGGCCGGGTCCGTGACTATGCTGAGCAGCGCGGCGGTGGAAGCCGCTGTCTCCGGGGTCCACTTTTCATCTGGAACCCCTTCAGGCAGCAGCAGGCCGGCCAGAAGCTCGATCGGAGCTCCGCGCTCGACGACCATGGAGATCAGACGCAGGGCGAAATCCTGCGCACTCTCGCCCTCGTTCGGCGTGCAGTTCGCGAGGCCCGCGGCGCGGAGATGTCGCATTACGTAAAAATCCTGCGCGAGCGTGGAGCGCTCCACCATACGGTAGAGCGCTCCATCGATTTTGAAAACTTGAGCCATGCGTCACCGCTCACTAAGTTGTTGACGATACAGGCGATCCATGCTTCCATGTACTCAATGATGACGATCGCCTATTTTGTAGCCGCATTCCTGCTGCTTTCCGCTATTGAGAAAGCCTTCAAGGAATAATCAGCACTACAGGTAAAGCGCCCGGTAGTACTGCTGGCCGGCGGGCTTGCTGGTGTCCGCATAGACCTTGCCCTTCAGGTTGAAGGTGGCGAAGTCATCGGAGATGAATCCCAGCTCGCCGTCCGGAGTCAGCCCACAGATCCAGACATCGACCATCATTCTGGGACCCTGGGTCTGATTGGTGGCGGCGATGTACCTGAGACGGCCCTTGATGGTCCCTGAGGCCAGGCCATACACCAGCTGCTTCTTGTCTGCCGCCGCGATCGCGGGGACACTCCCACTCCAGGTGATGGCTGTGGACACGACTCCCTTGTCCACTCCCGTGTAGCTCGACAGAAGCCGGATCATGCCGGCCTCGGCTTTGAGCTCGTAGGCGGCCGGATTCAGGGTGGTGGCGCCCTGCTTCACGGCGCTGACGGTGGGGTTCAGGCAGCCCATGTCGTACCAGACATCGAGCTTCACGCTCGCGGCCGCCGGTCCCACAGCCTGATCGGCCACGGCGGCATTGGCGGTCTGGGTGAATACTCCATCGACGCCCATCATGGCCAGGGCGAGGTTCTCCGGGGTGAATTCGGTCAGGACCGCGGCGAGTTCCGCCGCGCTGCCGGTCACGACCTCGGCATAGGTCGCCTTGGCACCGTCCATGGCGTTCTTCTTTTCCACCGTTTCCACGCTATGCGTGATGCCGAAGCTATCCACGAGGCCCAGGTGGCGCAATCCCGTAGAGGCATTGTTGGAGTCAAACCGGTCGAAGTACACATTGCCGGCGCCCAACAGAAGGTTTTCACTGCTCGGAGCGAGTTTCATTTGCTTCTCCTTCCAAAATCACTGCATAAAATCACGGAGTAGGCCGCCTATTGGGCGACGTACTCCAGACTGTTTTTCGGCCGCGCGTACTCCACCACGATCTGCATGACAGCGATGCTGTAATCGCTCTCGCTATCCATTTCTCCCTGCCATTCCGTCTCTCCCTCGGATATGGACGAGGCCAGGCCGCCCAGTGTCTGATCCGTGAAAAGCTGAGAAATGACCCATTTTCTGAGATCCTCATTGTCGGTATCCGTCCCCGATACTCGGCACAGCAATCCCACCGTCAGCAGGCGCCGGACCCCGAGATACTCACGATTCCTGCTGGTGGCATCCTTGGCTGGCGCGTCCAGGAGAGGAGCCACCACGATCAGCTTCGAGGCACTGGCCGGCTTTACCCGGGAGGTTGACACCACCAGGTTGACCGGCTTCCCGGTCGCGGCCATCAGCGTGGAGATCGCGCTGCTGATCTTCTGGACATAGGTGTCAGCCATGTCAGGCCCTCTGCAGGAGCAGTTCCGTCATGGACCCGACCTGAATGATGCGGAGCACCGTGTAATCTTGAGACAAGCCGGGCCCGGAAATGGACGCGCTGGATCCCTCGGCAATGTCGGGAAAATGCGCCGCTTTCACCGTGGCTACCTCCATCTGCAGGACCTGGGAGGCCGCGCCCCCGGCTTCCTCCCCCAGCTCGCCCCGCAGCTCATAGAAGCATGGCTGGGTGGCTCCACTGACGGTGATTCGGTGCGGGGAATCGTCCAGCATCGCATCTAGATCTTCGTCCTCGCCGGGGAAGGAGTAGGTCACGATCGCGCTCCCGCCTTGCTGGGTCGGCCAGGCTTGCGGGCCGGAGGTGCCTCATTCTTGGGCTCGGGTGCCGGTGGTCCATCGGGTTGCGACGCCGGAGGGGCCGGAGCCGCCGGGACCGGATCCGCCGGGACCAGGGACCCTGATTTAAGGAATGGCCTGGCAGCTGCCTCATCCAGGTCGACACACGCTCCGATCTCGAGGTATTTGCCTTTCAGCCCTTTGATCAGGCAGACGGCACGATACTGTTTCATTGTCTCCTCCGTGTGTGGCGGGCGGGCGCCGCCAGGTCAGGCAGCGGCGCCCGCCGTATCCGGTTAGATGGCGTCCTGGATGAAGTAGCCCAGGTCGGATGCGGTCACCAACTCGGCTACCGATTCGCCGACGCGGACGACCTGGCCGCCTCTCATGCCGATATTCGGATCAGGCATGTTTCCGGCTACCCTGTCTCCCCACTGCGCGGTCAGGCCGAAGGTGGTCCGATCGGTCGTTCCGGCCAGGGAGTCCCGGTAGATCAGCGAGGCGTGATTCCCCCATACCCGCGACAGTGTAACCGGCTGACCGGGCTTGGCCGCATTCACCCAACCCTGGCCCACCAGCACGGCATCCAGCTCGAACAGATCGCGGATGAACTCGAGCGGGACGATGCCGGCATCGCCGAGGCTGCCGTTGTAGGATTTGACGATCGCCACGTTCCGGCGCAGGGCCGTGGCCACGGCGTTGCCCAGCACCAGGATGTTGGGGCGCATGATCACGGTGTCCAGGCCGCGGGTGATGTCCTCGATCGGATCGGAGGCGGGGTCATCCCACTGTTGGACGCCTGCCAGCTGCACCTGGTTCGCCGGGGCGTAGCTGGCGGGATTGAACACCAGGGCGGACGCTCTGACCTCGCGATCGAGCAGGATCAGGTCGGTGATGCCCTCCACGGCCCGGGTGATCGGGTCATAGCCCTGGGGGGCGTTTTCGATGTCTGCCTGAGGGACCGGATCCTCGAGGGCGTGGTCGCGCGTAGCGGCCGTCACCTCGGTGAATCCGAACTCCACCTGCCCGGGGCGGGACGTGCGGCCCACCAGGGTGTTGGGCACGGTAAACGAGGAGCTCAGGGCGTATTGGCGGTACTTGAACTCCTGCTGAGCGACAGGCACCCGCGGGAGCACTTCATCCGCGATCAGCCGGATATTGCGATAGGCAATCGCAATGGCCGTCAACAGCGGAGTAATCGGGAATGGAGCCTTCATGGATGTTTCCTTTCTTCGTTAGGGCCGCTCGCGCGGTGTTATCCCAGGGTGACGTTGGTCAGCCGCAGCACATGCCAGAGGCCTCCCAGAGCGACCAGCTCCATGCTGTCGCCGACGGCGCCGCCGAAAGTCGCGACGTCGGATCCGGCTCCGCCGCCGTTGAACCCGCTGCCGGCGCTGTTGTCCACGGTGTGGGCGTTCGCCGTGGTGGCGACGATCGTCAGCCTCTTGCCGTCGTCCGCCGGCGTGGCCGGATCCGCGAGAGTCAGGGCCGCGACCCCGGCCTTGGTGATGGACACCGTCCCGGTCTTGGCGGCGATCGGGCCGTCGGCGGCAGCGGCGGTGATCACCTCCTGCAGTCCTCCGGCAGTGCCCGAAACATTTCCGGTGACGTTCCCGGTAACGGCGCCGGTCAGCGGACCCTGGAAGCCGCCGGCATTGATCAGGGCGAATACTCCCGCGATGGTCTGGTTCGCGATGGGGTTGTCGTGAATCGCGTGGGCATCGACACCCGCGACCGACGCGCCGGCGCAGCTCCCCGGGATGACCAGCACGGGGAAGAGATCGTCGAGCACGGCGGACGCCAGGGCGATCCCGATCACCCGTTCGCCGTCGGCGGCGACAATTCCCTTGGATGCGGCGTCCGCGGTGACCTGGGACCCGCGGGGCACGATGCCGCCGGCCTTCACGTAGGCGATGCCGGACTGGATGACGTCGCACGGTTCGCCGTTGGCTGCCGGGACATGCGTGCTGACGCCGATCATGAAATCGGCGGCCGCAATGGCGGGTACCACGGTGTCATCGGCGAGCTGCTTCACGATGAGGTTGGGGCCGATGGCACCCACAGCGGTGAAGTTTTTGATCAGCAATGGATTCATGGAGGTATCCTTTCGTTTTCTGCAATAACTGCTTACTGCTGCTTGATGACATGGGACACCGCGTCCGCATAGCGAACGCTGCGCCCGGCCTTTGCCTCGGCATCCACGTATTCGCGGGCCTGGCGCGCGAGCTCCCGAGCATCGGGATCCTTGGGTTTGGCGTCCGACTCCGTGCGCTCCGCCGCGGGGGCGGGGTCCGGAGCGTCTGCGGCCAGGTCCTTGGCGATCTGTCCGGTTTTGGCCTTCTCGGCCTGCAGAATTCTCACCGCGGCTTCCGGGCCCGTGGTTTTGCCATCTGCCTTCATCTCCGCCACGAGCTTCTCGTGGCCCGGCATGGAGTTCTCTTCCACGGCCAGAATCCGGGCCCGCTCCGTCGCGGCGCCGTCGGCGATTCCAGCCGCCTTGGCCCCGGCCACCTTCGACTCGAGATCGGCCGCCGCTGCCGCCTGGCTTTCCGCGACTGCCTTGTCAATCGCGGCCTTCACGGCACTGTCGACTGCTTCCTGTGTCGTGCACTCCACGCCGCAAATCATGACCTTTTCCATCGTCTGTCCTCCTGTTTTGGGCGCGTGTGCGCCGAGTTTGTCCAGGCCGCGAGGATCATTCAGGGCGGCGATAACCGCCTGCAGGCTGCGGATCCCGTCGACAAGCCCGGCCTCCACCGCCTTCCGCCCGATAAACAACCGCCCGTCCGCCATGTCCTTCAGCACTGTTTCAACATCACGGCCGCGGTTGGCGGCCACGTCGTTGACGAAAATCGTATAAATCTGGTCCACCTGGTCCTGAATCGAGGCGCGCCCTTCCTGGGTGAGTGGGGCATGCTCGCTGGCGATCCGCTTGTATTTTCCGGCGGTAATCTCCGTTGTCTTCACGCCCAGGTTTTCCTCGTACCTGCTCCAATCCTGGTGTGATGCCACCACGCCGATGCTTCCCACTTCCGTGGTGTCATCGACGATGTAGATCCGTTCCGCTGCGCTCGCGATCCAGTAGGCCGCGCTGGCCCCCAGCCCATCGACCACCACCACCACCTGCTTCTGCTCCCTGGCCGCCCGAATGGCCTGCATGGCCGCCTGTGTGCCATCGACGGTGCCCCCGGGCGAGTCCACCAGGACCACAATGCTGTGAGCCTCCGGATCGTCGGCGGCGGCCAGGATGTCGCGCTGGAACAACTGGGTGCTCACCCCGCCGCTGATGCGGGAGAAAATGTTCATCCGCTTGGCGATGACACCCTCGAGGGGGACCACGGCCACGCGATCGATTACCTCATACCCCTTCGCCTGGTTGTCGAGGGTCCGGCCGATGGCGGCCTCAATGGCGGCCAGGTCAGCCTTCTCACCGTGAGCGTGGGCCCGGTAGATGGCGCAGATCTCCTGCAGCCGTTCCGGCAGGATCGCCCAGGGGCTTGTGAGCACGTCCGTCACTCTCATCGCTGGCTCCCTCTCCCGGGTGTGGTTTCCAGATCGCTGCCGCCGTCGTCGTTCGGATCCGGTGCCGGTTCGGATGAGTTTTCCGGAGCGCCGGACTCCAATCCATCCCGTAGCCGCATCCGCTTTTCCCGCACCTGTTGGGCGTGCACTTCCTCCCAGACCTGGCCGGTCAACTCCATGGTCTCCTTCTGGCGCGAGCTCACCCCGAGATCGATCCTGCCCTTCGCTGCGTTCACTTCCTTGAGGGGGTCGATACTCCCCGGAGCGTCGCCGATCCATTCACTCCCGAGATATGCCCGCCGCACGGCCGGATCCGCAAAATAGCCCGGAGCTGCGATCCGGCCGATGCTGACCGCCTCATCCATGAACGCCTCGTAAACCGGCTGGCAGAAGTGGTGAGCCAACCAGTGACGCCGGCCCATGTAGAAGCGCCACGCTTCGAGGAGGGCAGCGCGGGCGGCACTGTATGAGGCCGTGAAGTGCTTCACCAGGACTTCGAACGGCAGGCCGAGGGCCACGCCGATCTGCCTGAGGATGGCCTGGACGAACTGGTCAAACGCCACGTTGGGCCGCTTCGGATCGGCGAATGAGATGTCATCGCCGTCAGCCAGGTCGACGATCAGGCCGGCGCCCATCTTCAGCGGCTGCTGGTCATCCTGTGTCTCCGGGGCTGCAGAGGCGGCGGGGACTATCCCGGCCATGGATGCCGCCGCCGACTGAGTGACATTCAGTCCCTCGCCGGCCGGGGTTTTCACAAACACCGTGAACAGGCTCGACACCACCGCGGCCATCAGTTCGGCGTTGGTGTAATTTCCCAGCACGTGCAGGGTCTCGATCACGGGCGCCAGGTAAGGGACGCCGCGGCTTTGGTCCGGGCGCAGACGGTCAAACAGATGGAGCACATTACGCCGCCCGGTCCTCTCGCCAAAGAACTCGTACCGGTCGGTGGTCCATGCGCCGCTCGCTGCGATGCCGCCCGGGTGCTCCCGTAGAATGTGGCAAGCCACCGGCTTGCCCGAGGCCTCTTTCTCGATCCCTGCGAACACGCGGTTCCCGGACTTCAGTTTGGTGCCGTCCAGGGTTGCCCTGGTGGGATTCGCCACCCGATCAGCCTCCACGATTTGCACGCGGGTCCGATACGGGGTCCCTTTCTGCAGTTCCATCGGCAGGAGGGCAAAGCAGTCTCCGGATTCCAGGGCGCTGCGGAAGGCCAGGGCCTGCAGACCGTAGAAGTTTTGGATGCAGGTCATGTCCACCAGGGCGGTTTCGGCGAACAGGCGGAACTCGCTCTCGGTGGAGGCCGCCCATTCCGCGGCCTGCTCAGGAGTCCATCCCAGCCGATGTGCATCGGGCCGGGCCTGCAGAGCCAATCCGCTCCCCACCACGTTCATCACCACGGTGCCGATGGCCCCCACTGACAGGGGCGAATTGCGCATGAGATCCCGGCTGCGGTCCCGCATGGTGGGGATGTCGGGTAGCGTATCGCTATCCGAGCTCCCGCTGGTCGTCACCCACCCGGACGTCTGCCGCCTGTTCAGGTTCGCACCGGTGTAACCACCCTGCCCGGAGCCGATGAATTCGCTGGCAATGGCCTGGACGGCACGGGCCCGCATTCGCCGGGCACCCCGGAGCGGAGAAAAATAGTTCACTACCCGATCCGCCAGGTTTGGCCGCATTGCTTCCTTGACGCCAGCTGCCAGCGTGCTCATAGCGGAACGACCCCACGGACTCGCGGTCCCCCACGGTCCAGGCGTTTGCACTGCTTGTCCCAGAACTCGATATTGGCTCGGATCTCTCCGGCATCGGCTGCGGAGAACGACCGTCCCTGGTGGCTCCACATCTGCCGCTGCGATACCTTGGCGTCAGCATCCAACCACAATGCAAGCTGGGCTTCCGCGTGTGCGAGTGTTAATCCGGCCATGGCCGCAAATTGGCATGAACCGAATTAGGAGGGCAAACCCAATTTTTTATGGGTGGCTCGAACTAGAGTCGAACCCCTTGGGAGAGGATCCGCCGACCGGGCCGTTTGGTCGGCTGGGAAGTCGGGAGAGACGAGGCGTCACCGCGGCCGCTGGCCTGCCTGAGGAGTTCGAGCAGGCGATCCAGATTGCGGAAGGTAACCGGGTCGATGAAGTTCTGCAGGATGAACAGGCCCGCATGAGCGTACACAGTTAGATCGAGGGCCTCATTGCGCGAATAGACCTGCACATACTGCTTTCGCACTCTGCGCGTGCGCTTGTTTCGGACGGGGATTTTCTGCTCGGAGGCGAGCTGCTTTAGATATTCATCGGTGACCCAGTCGGGGAGGTGGTGGTATCCGGGCTTCGGAGCCCCGTTTGGGTCGGGTGGGATTTTGAGGCGCGAATAGATGCGGTCCTTGGCGGCCGATGTCGCGATGTTCCAGAGCCGGATATGGTGGCGCTTGGCCGTTCCTTCCTGGGCAAGACCTGGTTTCGATAGGTACTCGACGCCCTTGATCGCATAGACGCGGCGCTGCGGGATCTGACGGGGCAGAACGTATTCATACACCGCGTCCGTCTGATCCCCGGAATCCACGAGACAAATCGCGGCACGCATCCGGGCGCCCGACTCGTGGGTGTATTCACGAAGAAAAAATCTATCGAGTTCGGCCCATACGCTGATACCGGTTTCGACGTCGATCAGAACTCCGGGATCGCCCCAGAACACCTCGTAGGAGATCAGCCACGACTCCTCCCCGGGGCCGAATCCAATCGTCTGAGCCTCGATGCGTCCCTCCTGGATGTCGGCCTGGCTGACCAGCAGACAGCATCGGTCGGGCACCGCGTGCATCTGCCAGGGCTCGAGCGTACCAGCCGCCGGCGACAGGGGATATTTTTCCAGCCGCGCGGCGAGGACGTTCTCATCGAGGGTGGCGCCTCCACCCTCGTCGAAGGTCTCTCCGAGGCGCAGATTGATGAAGGTCCGGGTTTTCTCGGCATCGTCCTTGGCATCAAACCACTCCTGGGCCATCGCGGACCATACCGTGCCCTTCCAGGGGGAATAGAGCGCATTGAGGTGGAACCCAGGGCGCTTGAATCCCTCGATGTCGCACAGGCCGGGGAATCGCGCGCGCCATTGCCCGGCGTCGAGCATAGGCTGCTTGTACTTTTCTTCAATGCCGCGATCGCACTGTGCACAATGGTAGCGAACACTCCCCGGTACCGGGGCTCCGTGGGCATCCTTTTCCCATCGGACACGATGAACGTTTTTGCCGAAATATTTGCTCGTCTCAGTTGGGGGGAGAAATTGCCCAGTATCGCGCCAAACGAGGGGTTGCATGAATTCACAGAAAGGACAGTGGACCCAATAATAGCGCTGATCACTCGCGAGGAAGTAGGTCTCGATCAGGCTGATGCCCTTGGGCTTCGCCGGCGTGGACCCCAGCAGGATCTTGGCATCGTCGTAACTGTCAGTGCGGCGCCAGGCGATATCAATCGGCGGGCCCTCGCCTTCGCAGTCCAGATCGTAGCCGTCTATTTCGTCGCAATTGAGTACCCTGATAGTGTCGCTCCGGAGGGATTTGGCGGAAGTTGAAAAAGCGAAGCGCAGGAAGCCACCAGGGAATTCCTTCAGGAGTAGGGTATTGCCTGCCCGGCGCGCGGTGGCAGGTCTGATTTTGCGTGAGAGGGCATCGCAGTCCGCAATAAGGGGCGCGATCCGTTTCTTGCTGTACTGCTCGGCGTCCTGTTTGCCAGGTTGAATGAACAGAATCGGGCTCGGGTCGGCGTCGATGTAATACCCGGTGATCGCGTTGAGGAGAGTGGACCAGCCCACCTGGGTGGGCTTCATCATGGTGACCACCTTTACCAGCGGGTCGCAGATAGCGTCCAATATTTCGCGTTGGAATGATTCGATGCGCAGTGGACCAGGCCGGCTACTTGTGCCTTTTCGTAGCCGGAGATTTGCCTCCGCCCACTCGCTTATGCTGATGTCCGGTGGCGCTGCGAGCAGGCCGGCGAGCTCCACGTCCACGCGCTCGTTTAATTCCTCCATCAGCTCCTTGAGCATGAGCGTCGGGAGTGTTTGGGGCAGGGGCATTTCCATTTGCAGCATTGATGATCTCTTTTCCAGTGGCCAGCGAATTTAGCAGGTCCTTGATGCGTTTGTCCAACCTGGTCTTGATTTCTATGCGCGCCAGGCCCTCGAGTTGCGGGGCGATCTGCCCGGGTAGCGCCAGCATATTCTGCCGCACCACGCTGTGATGGGCTGACACCCTCTGTCGGTAGATGTCGATCGGAATCAGTTCGCGGCGCATCTGCGCCGCCTTGAGCTCCGCAATGTCGGCTTTTGCCTTGGTCTCCCGGGTCTGCTCGAATTCCAAATTTCCGCCCTTCTCACGCTCCTCGTCCAGCTCACGCCTCAGCCGTCCGATGTACCAGCCGGCGCAGGCGGCCAGGTCGTATTTCCCATGGGCCGCCTTGGGCATCCCCTCCTGGGCAAAGCGCTGTACATGCCGGTCCGTGCACCCGAATAGCGCGGCTACCACCCCAACTTCCACCAATGTAACCGTATCCTTTTTCGTTGCCATGGTTACCCGGGGAACCGACACCGACATGACTGTAAAAACCCTTTACAGTAGCCCTCCACCGCGCCCGCCGTCACC